CAGCGCGAAGGCGAGATCAGCCGTAAAGAGGCGCTTGAGTTGTTGGAGACGAACCGGCTCGCCCAGCGGGTGGGCCTCGCCAAGCAGGGCTTGACGACGGCGACTGCTATGGCGAAGATTGACGCAACGGCACGCAAAAGCCAAGAGCCGAAACTCGTGTTTGCCGACGGCGCTTGGCGCGTTCAGCCGGGGACAGGCGACTACCCAACTATGCCAAATATGGACCAATTCGGAAACTACATCATCACTGACAGGCGGCAACTAGAGTACCTACCTCCTAACACCCCCGTAGTCGAAGTTGGACAAGATCCGATGAAGCCTAAATATGTGCCAAATCGCTCTAACCCAGATAGTTAAGCCGGAGAAAGAATATGGTTCAATCACTTCTAGCGGGCTTACCTGACAAGCCAACACCTACGCGCGAAGAACGCAAGGATACCACCTCCATCGCAAGCACGCAGGCTGGCACCGAGCGCACGACCACGCTGACGCCGCTTGAGGCTGAAGAAAAGGAGCTTTCAATTGAGGCGAAGCGGCGTAAGAGGGACGAGGATGCTGCTGCGAAAGAGGCGGCTAAAGCGGCACAGGCTGCGGCTGCTCAAAAGAACCGTCAACAAATGCGCAACTTTCTGGAAGACATCGGGCGTGCGCGCAAGTTGTTGAGCAATCCCTTGGCTACTGGCCCTGCGGCGCAGCTTACTGGCGGCATCTACAGCACACCTGCGTATGACCTTAGCGCCCTGCTTGCATCGCTCAAAAACCCAATCGTCCTCGAAGCCATGCAATCGGCCCGCGCTGGGTCGAAGGTAGGCGCAACGGGCTTTGGCGCTCTATCCGGCAAGGAGCTGGACCTTTTGGCTGGGTCGCTGGGCTCGCTGCGTGAGGGGCAAAGCACTGAGCAGCTTCTGGACACGCTCAACCGCATTGACCTGTCTACTCGGCGGTTCATGGCGTACAACGCTGGATACGACCCCAACAAGCCAGAGGGCGCTATCTTAGTCGGCCTTCCGAGGCCGAAAGGCACTGAGGAGCCGCCGACGCCTACTGGTGGCGATCTGAAGAGGGGGAAGTGGACGAAGAACCCTGAGCTGCTCGGCGTAGACGCCGCCGTGACCTCGATGATCAAGGCCGGTCGGTCCGAACCTGAGATCCGGCAGTGGCTGAACGAGTATCAGCCTGAACTGGGGGATAAGACCCAGTACCTTCAGGCCAACATTGACTATTATCAGAAGACCAAAAAAGACCCCCGCGTTGGGATCGAGCGGCAGTTTGTGCCGAGCGATAGCAAGATCGGCGCGGCGGGTGACAGCTCCCTTGGCGCATTCGCCGTAGGCGGTGCTGACCAAATCCTCGCAGGGACTGTGGACGAGCTTTCGGGCAACCGCGAGCAGACGGCTGCCGTGATGCGCGGCTTGGCAGAAAAATACCCGCTTGAGTACGGCTTGGGCCAGCTTACTGGCGGTATCACATCTTCCTTGGTGCCTGTGGGTGTTGCCGCAAAGTTCGGCAAGACGGGTGGCGGTATTTTGGAAGGCATCGTGCAGAACGCCGCCTATGGCGCGGGCTCGGCAGAACCGGGCCAACGGACGGCTAACGCCTTATATGAGGCTATGGTAACGCCCATCACCAATATCGTCGGCAGCACCGTCGGCAAGGCCATCGGCGTGCCTTTGCAGGGCGCACCTGCGCGCGCGCGCCTTCTTGCTGATAAATATGGCATCAACCTGACACCGGGTCAGATGACTGGTGGCGGCGGCTTTGAACAGACAGTGTCGGGTCTGCCTATCGTCGGCAGCCAAATCCGCGCCCGCCGCAACGAGACCTTGGACCAATTTAACATCGCGGCGTTTGACGAGGGGCTTAGGCCCATTGGCGTCAAGGTGTCCGCACCGGGGCAGGCGGGTATCGCGGAAGCGCAACAGGCCGTGAAAGGCGCGTATGATGATGCGCTTGGCGGCATAACTTTGACGCCCGATACGGATTTCGTTCAACAGGTTCGCGGGTCAGGTTACAGCAAATTGTCTAAGTTGCGCGACGTTGGCCCCGAACTTCAGCAAGAAGTTGACGACATCTACACACGTTATGCTGGCCCGAATGGTGAGCTCTCTGGCGAGGGCTTGCAGATGGCTCTGCAAGACTTGCAGAAACTCAAAACCGATTACAAGACGGATACGCGCTGGAGAACGAATATCGCTCCGCATCTCGACGAGATCAGCGATGGCTATAGCGGTTTGCTAGAACGCCAGTTCCCTGAAAACTTCCAGAAGTTCAAGCAAGCGAACGAGGCTTATCGCAACGTGAGCATTCTTGAAACGGCTGTCGATACCGCAACAGACGGCGACATGTTTAATCCGGGCAAACTGCGTCAGGCCACTAGGCAAGGCACGACCCGCTTCGGCGGCAAGAAGGCCAGCGCGCGCGGTGAACGTCCTTTCAACGCTTTGGTGATGTCATCCCTAGATGTCATCCCCAAGAAGTACGATGATGTCTCTTTGGCGGGTCGCTTTGCTGCGCCTGCCGTCGCTGGTGGTGCGGGCCTTGGCTATGGCGGCATTTCCCTCATGGCGCAGCCCGAACAGAGCGGCAACGAGCAGGGCGAAGGTGAAGGCAGCGGCGTGCTGCCCGCGCCATTGGCCTACGGCCTTGGGGCTGGCCTCCTCGCGTCGATCCCCTACAGCAGGTTCGGTAATCGCGGAATGGCAGGCCTGCTTCGCGGATCTCGGACACAAGGGCAGCAAGAGTTGGGCTCGCTCTTCGAGCGTTATACCCCAGCGCTGTTCCGTGGTCTTGAGCGCGGTGCGACCAGCGAACCGGGCGTTCCCTCGCCGCAAGAGCCAGTGCCTATGATCGACCCGCAGACACAGGCTCTCCTCGACAGGATGGCATTTTCCGAGCCGCCGCAAGACAAAGAAGGCAGCGTCACGATAGACGGGCGTGACACTGCCTTAGACGAGAACGGGCGTCGGTATTTCCTAGACACAAACGAATTCGTCGACATTGACCCACTTGCGGACCGCAGCGATCCAGCACTCGGCATGTACCGTGGCGGTTCCGTGCAGGAATTTGCTATGGGCGGAATGGCGCATAGCTTAGGCGCAGAAATGCCACAGATGATGGTGCCTATGCCTGTTAGCGCGCCCGCGCAAGAGGTTGTCGTTCCTATGGGCATGCGCCGTGGCGACACCGTGCAAGCGTTTAAGACGGGCGGCATGGCATCCATCGCCGATCTGGCACGACACTACGGCATGCGCCGCTAAGAGGAGTTTACGTTAATGGCTGCTGGCGACACGTTTGGGCTTGAAGTATTTGACGACGAGTTGGGTCGGTACGTGGTCGTGCCTGACCCGTCGGCAAAACCTCTTGCCGTGCGCAAGCAAAGCCCGAAGGCAACTCAGAAGCGTCGCTTTGAGGCGAAGCAGGCCGAGAGACGCCGCGCCAATGAAGCGGCAATGGCGAACGTAGACAAACTCGGCAGCGGGATTGCGTCGATACCGGGCCGCGTGGTGAACTACATCAAGTCGTCGTCGCCCTCAAGCGTGGCGCGTGACGTCAAGGGCCTCGCTAAATCCACGATCGACGCGGCTGTGGAAAACCCGAACGCGTTTATCGAAGACGCCATCGCATCTATACCCGCAGGCATTCGTGATTTCGGCGACGTCCGCGAGACCGCGCGCAAGCTGCGCGCGCAGGGCCGCAAGGACGAGGCAGAGGCGATGGAGGCGATGGCGGGAACCGCCGTGCTGTCCGCGCTGCCTATCATTGGGCGGCCCGCAGGGGTTGCTGTCCGCAATGCGATTAAGGCCGCAGAGAAGACAGCCATTAAAGGTGCGGCGAAGACCTCGGAAATGGCGGTTACGCCGAAGGCAGAAAAGCCTCTCACTGAGAAGCAGTTTGAGCGGAACTATTTGCAGCACATCGATCTCCGCAATCGTGGAAAAAAAGCCGGGGAAGTCGCGGAAAAAATTAAAACCGAAGGGTTCAGACCCGGCGCGGGCATGAACTTGATGAATGTATGGCGTGGCGGCGAACCACGGGATATTATGCAAAGTCGTTTCTTACCCAGAAAGGATGACGTTGTTTATCTCGTCCCTAAAAGCGCGCAGGTTAAAATGAGTGGTTATGGAGAAAAAATCGCCGAGGGATGGAAGCCCGCCCCGCACGAGGTTCACACCATAGCGGAAACCGGGCAAGACATGTACCAAGCATATCTGGACAAGTTTGCCGCCAAGACAAAGACGGCACCCAAAGCAAAACCCGTTGTTAAGGGCATCGCAAACCCAATCCACGAAGTCGCGCTTGAGTTCGGTTCCGACGTGGCTCGCAGGCTTGAAGGCATGATACCTTCAGACGCGCCGCTGTCAGAGTGGCGCGCGGCTGCGCAAGGCATAGCTGGCTCTGACATTCCAAACGCGAGTATGCCAGCCCCTCGTCCTTACTCCGTGCGCCCGGCGGATGTGGCCGTAGACCCTCGCATAGAGAGCCGTAAAGGCGAACTGGGCAAGATTGCCGACCTTAAAGTAGAACTGGCTCCGCGTGTTACCGATCCCGCGCCAGAGGTCAGCATATTCGACTACGAAGGCCACCCGTACATCACGTCTATGTCGGACCTTGCGGCGGCGGGCGATGACATTACCGCGATCAACGATGTAAGGTTCCGCGTTCCGTTCAGTCGCCGTGGGGGCCAAGACTACATGTTCGACAACCCCGGCTCCGTCTGGGCGTCCGAGCGCGGCCCCGCCGAACGGCATGTAGAGTTGGCGGATCAGTTACAGCAAATGACAGGCAAAGACGTTCTGTACATGCCGTGGACGATGGGGCCAAACGCGGTTAAGTTTTCGCACATGCCGCGCGGCATCCAATACAGCTACGCCGATGCGGCGTTGGATGGCGCGGATCGCAATGCGCTTGCATCCGAAATTAAAAGCATCCTACCAAACTGGCGTGGGTTTGAAGACCCCGACAGCGCTGAGATGTTCATGACCGTCACCGGCAAGGCGCGCGGCGCTTTGAACACAGTAATGGACAAATACCGTAATCGCGGCGGTCTTGGCGGCGGCGAGGCAGTTTACGCCGCAACCGACCTCGACCAAATGAACACTCCGCTGACAACACTCCGCAATGTCGGCATCATCGACCCAAGGTTCGGCGCGTCACCCTCGTCCCACGCGTCCTACAATTACTCGATCCCCGGTCGTGGTGTGGGGAGACTGAAGGAAAACATTGGCGCTCTTGGGTTGTCCCCCGACGTCATGGCGGCCCTTAACTACGAGACCCCGTTTGACTTTCCTGTAGGCGTTCAGCCCGGCACGAAGTCACCTTTGCGCGCCATGCAAATGAAGCCACAAGGCGGCGTCCTTGACTACGATACGCTCAGGTTTCTTGAGGGTCTTCTGGAAAAAGATAAGAAGTAGAGAACGCCTCGGCTAAGTCGGGGCGTCCCCGCTCGTCCCGCAGGAACGAACGCACCTCTTCTTCTGTCGTGCGCCTGATGCGCTTGATACGGCACACGGTCTCGAACCACAGCAGCTCGCGATACATGTCCGTGTCTGGGCAGTTTTCGGGGTCCATTAAGGTAAGCATCAACGCCCGTCTCCCTTCGCTTCGGCCAGCAACGCGGCATAGGCTATGTTATCCTCGGCGCTGTCGGCGTGGTACTCGCTGCGCGTAAACAGCCGCACGAGCTTGACCTGCTGCATGAACATCCAGCCCTCGCTCTCGGTCAGGTCGCGCCCTGTGATGGCGTTGAAGGCCGTCACGATCTTACCCATCGACCGCTCGCCCTCTGGCTCGTCATAGGTCGACGCTCGATTGTGCATGTGCGCCGCAGCGCGGCCCAGCAGCTCGGCGGCCTTCGGCTCTGGCACCTTAGCCGCCTCCTCATGCGACTGGAAGCAGGCCTCCGCCCTTGGCATCGTGTCGTGCTCAACGCTGCATGTGCTGCATATAAAGCTCTTGCTCATTTCTTTTTCCTTTTTAACGCTTCCAATAGAACCTCCTGCACGCTCTTCTTCGACGTGAGGCGGTACATAACAAGGTTGTCGACCGTGTTGCGGACGAGGATCGGGTAGATGAAGACAGGGCGATCATAGCCCGCCTGCTTCTGCCGCATCGGCCCTATGCGCTCGATGATCTGCATGTGCTCTTCTAAGTTCCAGTTGACCCCGAAGAACGCGAGGATGTTGCCGCCGTCCGCGAGGTTGAGGCCGTGTCCCGCCGACGCAGGGTGAGCGAATAGTAACTCAATTTCCCCTCGGTTCCACTGCCGGATCGTGTCAGGGTCAGTGTCCAAGACGCGGCCTTTAGGGTAACGCTTCTGTAGCCGGGCCAAGTCGTGCTTGAAATTGTAGGCCACCAGCACAGGCGCGCCGTTAGCTTCCTCAATGATACTATCCAGCGCGTCCAGCTTGGCATCATGAACCGCCTCCCAGTTTCCTTCGTCATCAATATACATCGCGCCATTGGCGAGCTGCAAGCACTTCTGCGTCCGCACAGCCGCGTTGGCCGCCTCAACGCCTTCGTCGTTCAGGATGGCGAACATCTCGGTTTCCATATCGACATAGACCTTGCGCGCCATGGGCGGCATTTCAACGTAGATCGGGTTGGTAATCGGCTCGTCGACTGGCAGACCGCGCACGGTCAGGCAGATGTCCTTGAGCCTCTCCTCCACTTCGGTCTGCGTGTGATCGTAAGGCATGAGGCTG